ATGTAAATACTTCGAGCATAGACTTGAATTTAATCCCGTCTACAACCTTTTGAGTAGCATTTATCTTACCCTTAGATTTCTTAGAACGAAATACTTTAACCCCTATTCTACTTCTTTTTGGGGAACTAGCCTTTCGTACATTATTGGATCCAGATCTTTTATTTTTTCCAGCCATTTACTTTCTAGTTTCTTAGCAGTTGCTACATCTTTGACATCAAATGTAGTGCAAGTTCCTAAATTGGAAAATAAAATACTACAATTTTGTAAAATAGAATCTATCTCCTCCTTCACTTTAGGATCTGTATAATATTTAGAATCAGTCATTTAATCAGGAATTTGTATGTTAATAATTCTTTTTGCACAATCTACCCCATGATCTCTTACAAGGTCAGATATATCCTTACTCTTATAATGAGATGGGATAATAACATTAGTAAGATTGTACTTTAAACAAATCTTAGAAGCCATTGTTTGACCTGGATTAGTTTCAGAGTGGAAATCATTATCGTATAATACCCCCACAATTCTAAACCTATTCTTCAAGTCATTAATCAATTCCTCTTCAGGGACTTGCATCTCACTTTGCAATGCTATTGCACTCCATCCCATAGAATATAGAGTCATGACATCTTTGAGGGATGAAGCAAGAAAGACAACGTCTCCATTGTCTTTCAGTTGTTCATACCCTTGAATATCACTTTTATTAGTATTACTAAACCACTTTCCTTCTTTTTCAAACGGTCTGTATATCTTATATCTGCCGTTTATTTTGTATGCATATGCTAAGGATGAGCAAGTATACCTAATATCTCCAACCCAAAAGTAATCTATAGGGGTTATGGCAAATTTATCCACTATCTCCTTAGAAATGTTAAACATCCCCCAGAAATTAGTGTCATAGTTATTCCAGATTCTGGCTCTTTTCTTTATGATAACTTTCTTCCTTTCCTGATATATAGGGGAGCCTTGAAACGAAGCAATAGCCTCTGTCTTATTAAGTTTCCCTATATGCAGCCCAAGATCAAAGTCGTTATCAATAACTCTGAGAGCTTCTACAAATGTCAAATTATACTTACGTTGCACATAACTAAAACAGTCATAACTATCCCCTGTCCCAAAATCTTTGTATAGCAATCTCCTGTTATACCAGATAATAGAGCATGTAGGGGAGTTATCTTTACGTAGCTCACTGCAGAACTTGTCCCCAAGTTTTGAAAAATTGTGACAGTAATACTTAAAGATATCATACTCTGAAATTCTGCAGAGAATAGAATCTTTATCCAAATAAGCTTCGCTGTTCCTAGCCTGAATCATAAGTAAATAACAAAAATAGGGCAGAGAAAATCTCTACCCTATCCTGTTATCTGAATTAAATGAACGGTTTAGAACAAATCGTCGTTATTGGAGCTAGAAGTCTCAACGTCAGCTACAATCATCTCAGGGGAATAAACCTGCAACTTAAGATCTTTGTTATACTCAGCATTAAATGAGCCATAATCCTCATTCAAAGCTTTGATAAACAAATCATCCCTCATTGGCTTAAGTCTTCCAAAGTGACGATTGTATACAGTCTGATATTTGCCATCCTTAACACCTACAAGAACACGTAACTTATTGTCTTTCAATACATTAACATACTCTTGTAGCTCTTTTACATCCCCTGTAACAATCTTGTCGATAGTATCAAATGATACCTCCCCACCAGATGCTACGTTAGCCCAAGCTTTAGTGAAGTTGATAAGTGTATCCTCCCCTACATAAGCTTTACGAGTCTTGTCTGCATTCTTCCACCAGTCATAAGCTGGGACATCTGCACTCCATGTTGTCTGACCAATGTTATTAGCCCACATGAACTTACCCCCATCTTTAGATGTACGAATCTTATCCTGCATAAGGATATCGAATCTTGTTGTAAAAGATAGACCAGGGACATCTGACTTTAACCAGAATACTATTTTAGTATAATCCTCTTCGTTAAGAGTCACTTTATACTCAGGTTCATTACGAAGATTTACCCCGATATCACTGAGTTCATCCATAGTAGGGTTAATAGCTACTACAGATACAGGAGCTATACCAGTATAGAGGGTTATCCCACCACCTGATACAACTTCTTCTGAATTATTAGATTGAATTGCCATCTTACTTTAATTTTAATTAGTTAATTAGAAATAATAATATTTATACATATATTCAGCTGTCCTTCAAACCTCATCAAGATGATTTAGTCTTTCAATCTCTTCTATGCTGTCTAAAAGAGATATTTGATTAGAGTTATTAACAGGCTCAGTGTCATCGATAATGTTAATCTTAACAGTTTTACGACGAGCACGAAGACCTTTAAGTTTAGGGTGCTTGAATACCTCTGCAACTTCTGCAGCTGAAAGGTTGTATTTCTTTGCAATAGCCTGTCTGTCCAGACCATTGTTCAAATCACCTAGTATACCTGATACAGTGATTGTAGTTGATGGTTTAGTCTCCTCAACTGTAGGAGGGAGTGTTGCTTCTATAGCCATTTAATTAAGTTTTTGAATTAATCTATATAAATTTTAGTCCAGTCAAGCTCCATAACCTGACCTTTAAGATGCTCACAACGAGAGCCTGCATTGATATCCTCTGAGGAATCAAAAGAAATCATAGTCTTGTTTCCATCTCTATAAACGTAGCCTATGGCATCCGAGTTAGAGCAAGCAATGTTTCTAATTTTACCAGTCAGATCGAGATCTTTAGCAGACACCTCTTTACCTTTCTTCTCAAGCATCTTATCTTTTAGATGGCCTATGTAAATGATATGCTCAGATAAAGTCTCTAACTTATCCATCCATTTCTTTACAGCCATTCTAAGATACAAATAGCCTGCACCCTGAGGTAAAGACAATACTGACAAGCCCTTATTATCTGGGTCAAAGTTTTTCCCCATTGGGGTTTGTCTGTATAACTCTTTAGCCTCTTGTTCACACCACACTTCAAGTTGAGTTAAAGTGTCAATAGCAATATACTTGTAAGGTTTCCCAGCTTTTACAATGGCTTTCCCTACATCAGCAAGTTCCTTAAGGTTATTAGCCTTAATCTTGAGTGCTTCAACCATGTCAGATCCTTGTTCTAGGTCTATGATTAAGCACCCATCTAGTTTAGCAATTGCAGTAGTTTTCCCAATCTTTGGGGGACCATAAATGATCATGTGTCTTGGGGACTTTCTGGCAATAGCTACTTTTTCAGTTGGCAGTACTAATTCCATAGTTATTTAATTCTTTCTTGTTCGTAAAAGAATTTCTCCCAACTTTCTTGAGAATCTCCTGGGTTGTCTACATAAGTATTAAAAGATTTCATGAAAGCTTCGACACTCTCAAATGCAATCTCTTTACATCCTACAGTGACCATTACCCCTCTATCTAAGAACTTGATAGAGATAGCATATCTACGTAAGAATTCTGATTTACTGGGTCTGTACTTTTCTGTAACAGGACCCTCTTCTACAGGTGTTAAATTATTCATAATGTTAAAATTTAATTAATTTACTTTTTCTTTCTCTCTGTTAGAGAAAATGTAGATAAGTCAGCTTCGTAAGGGATCATCCCTAACTGACCATCCCTATTCTTTTCTACGTGACAAGCCAGCAATCCTACTGGGTTCTCCCCACAATAGGCTTCTGTAATCCCGTATAAATCATAAGGACGTTGAAGCATCATAACAACGTGAGCATCCTGACCTATTGAGTCACCCCCAAATAAGTCAGTTAGCTGTGGTTGATACTGCTGCTTAGCTCTATACTCTTGTTCTATATTCCTGTTAAGTTGAGATAGGAGTATATTTATTACCCCAAGTCTTGCTTGCAACCACATACAGGTTTTAGAAATTTGATTGAGCTTTTGCAGTTCTGTATCTTCTGTCCCAAGGATAAGTCTTGAGTGGTCAAAGAGGTTTATTATTGTGTGTTGTGGGAATTTAAGATTCACCCTGTTGTTTACCTCTTTAATCTTAACCATGTTCTGAGGGATTGAACAAAAGAAGATAGGATACTTACGATACTTACTTACTGCATTTTCATATTCATTGATCTTTGAGTCATCAATTGGGGAGTCTATGCTATAAAGCTGTGAAAACTGCATCTTTACGTCATTTGCACCAGCCCTCATTATCTGTTGATAGTCAGGCATCTCGAAACTCCAATAAAGTACAATTAACTTCTTCCCCACATTTTTGTCTAAAAGATCGAAGATCAGTTGGTTAGAGAAGGCAGACTTCCCTACACCTGGTCTCCCAGCTATTACATACATTTTACCAGGTTGTAAACCCCCTAATAAGTTCTTATTTAACCTATCCCATCCAGTAGGGAAGATAATCCTGTTACCAAGCTTAGCTTGCTTGATCTCATTTATTGACTTATCTACTGATTTTGATATGTGACTAAACTCTTTTAGAGTCTCGTCAAGACTATTAGAGGATCCTTGTAATTCGTCCTGGTTCGACGACACTTGATTCTCCATCTGATTTGTTTACTGTTTCTTCTATGCTGTATTTTTCCCAGCTATGGTTATTTACCCATGTTTCTAACATTTGCATATAACCCAAACTGTTCCCTCTTCTTCTAAAATCTAATTCAGTCTCAAGACATTTGATTATACGGTTATGTTTATCAGAATTCCCGTTGATAATCTTTCTGTACTTCTCTTTAGATTTGAGATTAGTTTTAGCTTCAGAATCACCTGCTCTTAAAATTCTGACTGAACCATTACATATAACTTTTATGGGGAATCTGGAGAGGAGGGAGGCCCACATACGATCGAAATCATCTTCTTTTACGAGAGATTTACCACGTAACATAGCCTCACCATCCTCCCCAATTTTGATCCACCCATTGGTTTGCAACAGCTCTAAATCGACGTCTAACTTTAAATTTAAATCAATGGCTTTACTCTTTAGCATAGAGATGTAAACAAATTCATTAGGGGAAATACCTAGTGATTTAAGCTGTTCTGTGTCAATTTCAAAGATCATAAAAGATTTTGTTATAACATCTACACTAAATAGTTCTCAAATATAAGAAGAAATTTGATCAATCCAACTAATGTTTGATAAATTTTTTATAGCATTCCTCAACCATTTTTCTTCTTGACTATCTCTTACATAAAGAACTACAATTTCCCCAACTTTATCAGAGTTAGAAAGTCTCAGTAATCTTCCAACCCTTTGAATCATTTGTAGGGCTTTAGAATCTAACCCACAAATTATACCAAGCTGTGCATCAGGGATATCATACCCCTGATTAAGAGCTTTAGTTGAACATAATACCTTGATTTCATTGTCTTTAAAGTCTTGCAAAGCTTTCTTTCTGAGAGAAGCTTTCATATTAGAATGATATGCTGCAGACTTAATCCCAAGCTCTTCAAGATGCTTTGATGTATCGTCAGTAAACTCGTTAGTCCCTGAGAAAGTCAAAGTTTTACTATCCTTAGCTTTACAGATTAACCCAGTATAAAGAATTTTGTTATAGGCTTTCTGAACAATCTCTTTCCTATCCCTAATTGCTTTATAAAATAATGCTGCATTCTTCTTGTCCTCTGGAGAAGCTGTATGAGGGGAGGCTAATATTGCATTAGCTCTATCAAAAGCATCAAATTGCCCTAACTTATATTTGTAGTGCACAAACATATTGTTAGCTGCTTTATAAGCTTTCTTCTCCTCACCAGTCAAATCCACAGCAACACACTTAATTTCATAAGGGGCTATTAATCCTTTTTGTACGCACTGATCTAAAGTCAGTACATATACAGGAGGGGCCATATTAACTAACAGCTGTCTATACTCTGGTTCTTCAGGCATAGTTGCTGTCATTAATAATAGCATTCTATGTTCATTGTTAGCAAATACCTCACGATAGATTGGGCTTAAACCTAAGTGAACCTCATCTGCTACAGTAACTGCAAATACTCTCCCCGTTAGCTTATGAGCTGATGCATAGCAAAGTATCTCTACTCTGTCTAATACATCTTCATAACCCCATTTATAAAATTCATCTTTAAATTGATCTTGAAGCTGAATAGTAGGGACTAGTAATAAACCACAACCCTCTACCCTTCTAAGCATCTCCCCTAAGGCCATTACCCCACATCTACTCTTCCCAAAGCCAGTACCAGCTATAATAGAGCCTTTATACCCAGCTTTTGCCCATGACCTTAGAGCAGTTCTTTGCTCTTGATCTTTAGTTTGCAAAACTTCCGTCGAAATCATCTTTGTTAATTTTAGTTCTAGAATAATTAATCATTACAACAAAATGTTTTAACTCATTTAGTATTTTCTCAAATTCATTTATTTTAGATGTTAAATCACTTATATCATTATCCATATACTTATATGTAGAATTAATCTGCATATACTGTATAGAGCATTTATGATATAAATTCCTGTATGCTTTGTCATAGTTTAATAATGTTTCGTGTGTTTTACATGCATAAGTAACTGTATGTCTTGATTTGTTTATTAATTCTGAAACTTTAGAATGAGTTAAATCTGTATGAGTACATAATAGGACAGCTGCAACATTTCTTCTTAATACATTAACTCTACTATGTGCAGGGTCTAGAAATTCTTGTCTTGATATCCCCCCATTATACTCAACAAGTTTAAAAATAATCTCAATAACATCATAGATGTTATTACTAGATTTAACATTTAATTCCTCTTTTACTTTTTCGATGTTATCTGTTTCCATATTAATTAAATTTTAAATTAAAGTTTATACTCTATCGTGTCAAGCTATAAGTTGACTCATTGCTCACCTCCTTTGTATGTTTCGTTGTAGTATGCTTTACCATCTG